ATGCTTATAGATGAAAAAAGATTCAAATTTATAGCTTTAGAGTCTATTAAGGAACACTTAAACAAAGATTCTATAGATGAAAACAATTCAATTATAAGTTTTGTAGCAGATGAGCTTGTAAGAAGGGCAAAAGAATACTATTCCAAACCTATAAATAGAAATATAAAATCTCAATCTCAAGGGCAAAGAAGTATTACTTACTCAGATACAATATCTAATCCATTTATGATAACAGAAGATTTAATACAGTTATTGCCATGTCCTAGCTTGAGGCTAATGTGATGTTCTATGACTTTAAAGTTAATTTAATGAAAAAATCTACTATTATTAATGATTTATTTCAAAAAGTAGATACATTCATAATAGACAAGACGATAGATTGTGATATTCAACCCTCTACGTTTGAAATCATAAAAAAGACTTTTGGAGAAGACACGAAGAGTCTTTTTATAATATTTTGTGATGAAGACATCAATTTAAATTCTATTATAGAGTTTAATAGTCAGCTTTATAAAGTTGATAAAAAAGTAGATTGGATTGAATATAAAATATACTCTTTAGTGGATCATAAATGATAGTAGATAATACAGAACAAGTTATAAATAAGATTAGAGAAGCTGTAAAAAAGTCTTTAAAGGAAATTGGAATAGTAGGAGTTGCAGAGGTAAAGGCTAATTGTCCTGTAGATAAGGGGAAATTAAGAGGTAGTTATACTTATATAGCAGAAGATTTTAGTGTTGAAATAGGGACAAAGTTAGATTATGCCGTATATGTGGAATTTAAGCCTGCAAATAGAGGTGGAAGACCTCATTTTAGAAGATCGATGGAGTCTCAAATGGCTGAGTTTAAAGCTATATTAGAAAGAAATTTAGGAGGTGTTTAAAATGATAGACACCACAAAAAAAATAGGAAAGCATTTAAATACATTTCATGAATGTCTTAATGAAGAGTTACCTTTAGACTTTGATTATGACAATGAGGTTGGGGTGTATTTTGAATTAAATACAATTTCAGGTTATGAATATAAAGATGTTATAACTTTAGATATTCATTTTATTTCATTAAAGAATAAGCTCAATGAATTGTATTTCCTAGTTGATATTATTGATAAAAATACTCATAAAAAAATAATAGACAATATTAGACTAACTAGAAAACCAGTTTGGTTGATAGATACCAAAGATGATGAATATGAGCATTGGATATTAAGTTATAACTTAAATAAATATTAAAAAGGACGTGATAAAATGAAAGAATTATTACTAGATGTTGCTACGGTTTATTATGGCGATATAGATATGTCTAACCCTGATAACTTCAAGACTGTTTTAACCGAAGAATTAATTTTAGGCGTAACTAGGGGTGGATTGAAAGTTGAAGCCAAACCAAATATAAGAGAGATAGAATTTGACGGAAGAAATGGTAAAAAGATAGCTGGGATGGATAGAATATTAGGTTGGGAAGTTAAAGCTGAAACTGAAGCATTAGAGGCAACTCCAACTGTATTTACAGCAAATGGATTTGTAAAAGACAGCACAAGTTCAACTAAATTTGATAAGTATGTACCAGCTAAGAGTTTAACACACAAAGATTTAGTTTTAGTTGGTAAGCTATACAAGTCAGATCAACCATGCATAATACATATAAAAAATGCTTATTCAGGAGAAGGGTTGGCATTTGAACAAAAAGATGGAGAGGAAGCCGGTTTTAAGATGGAATTTGTAGGGGCTTACACATTAGGAAGTGATGAAATGCCTATAGATGTTTACTATCCTAAAGCTCCAATTAAATAATATATCGAAATTTAGAGACTAGATTAATTTCTAGTCTTCTTTTAATTGAATAAACATAGAGAGGATGAAATATATGAAGGATATAAAAATTACAACAAAAATAGCTTTTGCGCTACTTGGATTAATAAAGAAAATGGATATAAAAGATAAAATAATAGAAATATCTAAAGAACAGATGAAGTTGACGAGTAAGAAAGATATGTTATTTAGAGAGTTATATTCCAGAAATGGAAATAAAGAGGAGGATATAACAGAAGAAGTTGCTATGAGACTTTTAAACGAACATGTTGATATAGCTAAACAAATATCTGATATAGATTTAGTTTTAAATGATTCGGGTATAGAATTTGCTTTTGATATAATAGAAAAATTATCAGAGGTTGAGAAAGAATTTAATAAAACGATGGCAATTGTGTTTGGGGTCACTGAGAAAGAAATAGAAGAAAAGGAAATAGATGAAGTTGTAGAAATGATAGTAACCATATTTAAGTCTAAATCATTTCAGGGTTTGTTAAGCAAGATGAACAATTAGAGGGTAATACCTTGAAAGGGATTCTTGCACAACATAATTGTTATTTTGAAATACTAGATGAAGAATTGGATTCAGTTATAGATTTAATAAATTCTGTTGTAGAAAAATACTTTGACGATAGATTATATATGACTTGGAATAGTCAAATGCTAATGTCTGAGAAGTTTATATCATTTAAAGAATATAAGGATAAATGTAGGGCGGTAAATATCACCAAGCTTAAAAATAACCATAAAACTAGAGATGAGATTATTAAAGAAAGTAAAAATATTTTATCCTCTCTTAGTTTTGAAAAAGAGGTGATGTAATTGAGTGAACTGGGTAATATGTCCTGGACTATCAATGTAGATATGGACACAGCTGTATCAGGACTAAGAACAGTGCAACGAGAAGCACAAAACACAGATTCAAGAATGAGTTCAACTGGTTCTAAAATAAATAGAGATTTTGTTAGCAACGTAAGTAAAGGCTTAATTTCAACAGGAAAAACTATGACTGCTGTTGGTGCGGGAATATGTGGAGCTATAGGCGGAATTGTTATGGCAGGGGCGAATTGGAATGCTGAAGTAGCTGGACAACAATTCTTATACAACAATTTGGACAAGTCTATTCAAAAGTCTATAGATGCTAATGCGAAGAATGCAAAATCTATAGGATTAACAACACAGCAATATAAAAATAGTGCAACAACAATGTCAACGTTTTATAAAAATATGGGGTTAAGTACAAAGGAAACATCCAATTTAAGTGGAGAGACTATGAATTTAGTTGCTGATTTAGCAGCAGTTGTAGATATGCCATTTGATGACGCAATGGGGAGATTTAAATCTGGACTTATGGGTAACTATGAGGCTTTAGATGTATTTGGAGTAAACTTATCTGCAAATACACTACAAAACAGTGAGTTTGTTAAGTCTCTAGGCAAATCGTGGAATCAGTTAACTGATAATGAAAAAATGATGGCAGCATATAATGAAATTCTAAGACAAGCAACACCAATGCAGGGGCTGGCAAAGCAAGAGGCATCACAATTCGGTATGCAGATGAAGCTATTATGGGAATCAGTAAAAGAAACTGCAGGATCCATAGGAGAAAAACTTCTTCCCGTATTAGAACCACTGGTACAAAAGTTTGTAGGAGTTGTGGAAAAAGTAGCAGATTGGGCAAATAAAAACCCTGAACTAGTTCAAACAATATTAACGATAGTAGGTGGATTGGGAGTATTATTAGCTGTAGTGGGCCCGATAATTATGGTCATAGGTATGGCAGGTATGGCTTTTTTAACATTTAGTGCGATGACATTACCTGTTGTTGGGGCAATAACTGCGATAATAGCAGTTATCACACTTTTAGTTGGAGCTGGTCTATATTTGGCAATACATTGGGATGAAATTTCTGCTAAAGCTAGTGAGACATGGGGTAACATAAAAACTACTGTATCAAATTTAGTTTCACAATGCGTGGAATGGGTTAAAACCAAATGGAATGATGCTAAAACATGGATTACTACTACATGGGATAATATAAAGACTGTAGCTACAAATATCTGGCAAGCTATTAAAGATGTTATAGTAAACTTATTAACTGGTGCAGTAAATAATGTAAAAATACTTGTATCTAATATGAAATCTATTATATCTGCAGCATGGAATACTATAAAAGGAGTCACTAACACTATTTGGACAGGAATAAAGACTGTAATTAGTACTTTATTCACTGGTGCGTTTAACCATGTAAAACTAGTTATAGGACTTATCAAAGCTGTGTTTAGTGGTGATTTAGCAGGTGCTAAACAGATAGTAAAATCCATATTTGATAATATAAAAAATACTATAAAAGGGGTAATGGACACAGCTAAGAATACTGTAAAAACTGCAATAGATAAAATCAAAGGATTTTTTAATTTTACTTGGTCATTACCTAAATTGAAAATGCCACATCCAACAGTAACTGGTAAATTTAGTTTAAATCCTCCAAGTGTACCATCATTCGGTATAAAATGGAATCATAAAGGGGCGATTTTCACTAAACCAACTGTATTAGGTAATATTGGAATTGGAGATGCGAATAATGGAGTAGGAAATCAGAGGGAAGCAATTTTACCTATAGATCATATACAGAAGTATTTTGACAGCAGTGCTAAGAAGTTTTTAAAAGGTGGAAATTCAAATGACAATGTGAATTACAATATTAGCATTAACTTCTCTGATGTAAAGGTGCAATCTGAATCAGATATGAAGAAAATGGCTGAAATAATAGCTAAGGAAATGCAAAGAGAAGTTACTAGAAACAGTAGGAGAGGGGGATATTCTCATGCCCGTTAATATATTTTTTAATGATGTAAGAATACCTGACTTTATTATTCTCAAGGATATAAAAATACAATTACTAGGGGATGTTGATAATATATTAACACCTTCTAATTATGGATCAAAACATAAAAAGATTAAGTTTGGTAACAAAGTAATTAAACTTGAACTTAGTACTATATTTGAAAAAGGTCATTTAATTGAAAAAGAGGATTTAAATGCTATAGTAAAATGGATTAAAGGTGATGATTGGAAACCCTCCAAATTAGTTTTGCCAGAGTACGAAGATGAGTATTATATGGCAATAGTAAATAATTCTGGAGATGTTAAAAACGATATAATTGAAGGTATATTTACACTAGAGTTTTTATGTTTAAACCCTAATAGGATTTCTGAAGAAGAAGAGAAATATGTATTTCCTTTCTATTTGAGACAAAAACCACCGCAACGCACTAGAAATAGTAACGAATCAAATTATTGTCTTATTCATTATGAAGGGTTAGCAAATACGTATCCAAATATAAAATTTACTGTAACAAGTAGATGTTATGAAATTAAATTAGCAATAAAAAACAGTAAATATGATAACTATATAAGATTTAAAGGAGATTTTAATGAAGGGGAAACTATCGAAATAAACTTAAGGACAAAGAAAGTGCTTAGGAATGGTGAAATTAATATGCCCATACTAACTCTTGATAGCAGATTTCATGAACTTATAGAAGGAAAGAATTTATACGAATTACAATCAGGAAATACTTTAGTTGAAATAAAATATAGGAATGAATACATATAGAGAGGGATTATTACCTCTCTTTTATTGATTATACGAGAGGTGGTAAATTTATGTTATATATATTTAACAAAGATGAAGTTTTTTTAGAGATAATAGATAATTTTTATAATGATGAATATAAGAGAGTTTTAAATAAGGAATATACATATAAATTTTTTGTAGATATAAAAGATAGTAAAAATTTAATTAGAAAAAACAAAGTTGGATTTTATGACGAAAATGATATATTCCAACTTTTTACGATAGAAGAAGTAGAGACTAGCTATAGTAATAGTAATGAGGTAAACGTATTTTGTCAACATGATTATTATAGTTTAAATGATAAGATAATAGAAGACAAGAGAATCGTTGATGGTACATGCAAAGAAGCCTTAGCAAAAGCATTAGAGGGAACTAAGTATAAAGTTGGTATAGTTGATGAGTTTCATACAGGCACATTAAATTATTATTTTATATCAAGTTTAAAAGCTGTTAACGAGATAATAAATACATTTGGTGGGGAATTAGACTTTAGGTTTGAATTAAATGAAGATAATACAGCTATAGCCAGTAGGTATGTAGATATAAAACACCGATTAGGGGAAGATACAGGAATAAGATTTACATATGATACAAATGTAGAAGAAGTTGTTAAAAGTGAGATAATGGATAATCATTTTACAGTTCTATACGGCAGAGGAAAATCTCTTGAGACAGAAAATGGAGGAAATACAAGGCTTATTACATTTGAAGATATAGAGTGGAATACGCCAAATAACCCAGCCGATAAGTTTCTAGGAGATAAGTATGTTGAGGATTTAAATGCTATAGTAAAATGGGGAAGAATCGAAGGGATATATGAAAATAAAGATATAGAAGATCCAGGAGAATTGCTTCAATCTACATGGGATAAGTTACAAGAAACAAAAGAACCTAAAGCATCATATAAAGTGTTAGTAAATGATTTATCTGGTATAGTTGGATACGAACATTTAAAAACAAATTTAGGGGACACTATAATAATAGTTGATGAAGAATATGATATAAATATTGAAAGTAGAATTGTTGAAGAAAGATATTCTATAAGAGATATAGTAGCTACAAAAGAAATAGTATTAGGTCATGTACTTCCTTCTATGATTGATAGTATAGGGAATGTTATAGGCGGCAATTCAACTGGTGAAGGTGATAATGATAAACCATCTATAGATAATAGTAATTTTCCAAATACGCTTCCAGAAATACCTATTATTGAAACAACTGGTAGATTTTCAACAATAGAAATAAGCTGGACTTATGAAAATAAGATTTATTACAACTATGAATTATATGCAAGCCAGTTAGAAAATTTTAATCCTACACCTGATAATATGATATTCAAAGGTCAAGCTAGTGTATTTTTACATGAAGTTAAACCTAAACAAACCTGGTACTATAGAATTAGAGCTTGTAATACACATGGTAAATTTACAGAGTTCTCGGCTCAAGTGTCTGAGTCAACTACTAAAATAGCAGATGGAGCAGAGTATTTTGAAAATGCAGCAATAAATAGTGCTTTAATAGGATCACTTAATGCAGATGTTATAGATTCGGGAAGAGTAAAAGGTACTTACATTGACGCTAGAAATCTTAGTGTTACTGATGGAAATGGGAATAAGACATTAGATATAGATAGTTATGGGAATGTAAGAGCAAATGTTAAAGAACTTACTATAAATGCTAAAGATATCGAAAAATCTATAATAGATGCTAAATATAGTGAGTCAAATGAAATAAATAAGACTTTTAAAAAATTTAATTTAGCAGTGCATGATTTAAAAAGGATACTTGAGGAAGTTTTTGAAAATAGAATAAGTCCTACACAAAAAGAAAAGAATATTCAAAAACTCAATAGTGTTGATAATGAAGATAAAATAAAAGAATTTCAAAATAAAATTGATTATATGAATAAGGTAGAAGAAGTTATAGATAAATATGATAGAGAATATTCTAAAGAACAACTTACAAATATGTTTTTAGGTTACTTATCGTTAGAAGGTATATTATCTTCATATGATCAATTAAAAGATTCTGATTTTATGTATAATAATCTAGTAAACTTTTATAAAAGTAAAGTTTAATTCAGGGGTATATTAATTTATACCTCTTTTTTTTATGCAAAATTAAAGAAGGGGTAAATCAACTAAGAGATTTTGTTAATAGTATAAAAGGATTTAACTATACTAAAACTAAACAATTAAATAAATATTTGTTGCAAATAGGATATGATTTAATAACTGATAAAAGGACATCATGCAAGGATAATATATCCTGTTTTAAAATAGAAAGTCTGAGAAATTAAATTGACATATATATGTAAAAATATGTTTATTTTAAAATGATATAGTATTATACTATAAGTAGGTGTGATTTCTATGTAAATAAATTATTTTTTAACAGGATAACTCTTATTGCCAGTAAGAGTGATTTTAAGTTTATCATAAATAAAACATCCTAAAACGCTAAGAAATATAGCGTCTGAATTATTTAAAAATAATCTTAAAATGTCCATAAAAACATCTACTTTCTAATTGAGGGTAGGTGTTTTTATTTTGCAAAGTAATTTCAAGTTTAAAAATGTTATAATAGTCGTATAAAAGGTGGTGCTGTAGATGGAAGATACATTAAAAATGATATTAGATAAACTTGATACTATTGAATCAGATTTGAAGCAATTAAAAATAGATGTTAAGCGTGATATAAACAACTTAGAACAAGAAACTAAACAAAGAATTGAGCAATTAGACTGTAATGTAACTACAACTAGAAGAGTATTAACTGAACAAGTATATAAAAATACTCTAGAAATAGAGCAATTAAGAAAATAAAATAAGTTAAACTAAAAAAGGAATCGTGTTAGAGGCACGACTCCCTTTGATAAGTATTAACTCTAAAGAAAGTTTAACACTTATGATAAAATGGTACTTATATTATACTTCTTTATTAGGTATTATTCAACAATTTAAATAAAATATAAAGGCTATAGATATTCATTTGAGTATTTATAGCCTAATTTTTTTCAATAGTAATGATTGAAAGTGGATAATATACCACTAAATGGAATATATTATATATTGAAACGAAAGATAATATTAATTACCTAGTTAGGAGATATATTATATGGATACTATAGACAAAAAAATCTGTATTAAATGTGGGATAGAAAAGCCTATTAAACCAGATTTTAAAAAGAAAAATGATACGGTATGCAAAGAGTGTAAGGAAAAAACTATAATTAAATCCTATAAAGTTAAGTTGTATCCAACTAAGGATCAAGAATTTATGATGTTTAAGATAGCTGGTGCTTGTAGATTTATATATAACTGGAGTTTAAATAAACAAAATAAACATTATGAAGAAGTAAAAGATAATGAAAAAATTAAGAATAAGTTTATAAATTCATTTGATATGGCTAAGCTAATTACTCAGCTCAAGAAAGAAGAAGGATTTGAGTGGCTATCAAACGTACCAAAGACCGCTCTAGATGGAGCAGCGACAGATTGTTGTGAGGCTTTTATAAAGATGTTTAAAGGAAACTCAGAGAGGCCTAGATTTAAAAGTAAAAATAAAACTAAACCGTCTTTTTTGAATAGATTAGATGGAAAATCTCCAGTTGTGAAAGTTAATGAAACTCATGTTAGTATAGCAAAGGTTGGGAGGGTTAAATATAGGGGGCAATTAACTTCCTATTTAGATAAATATACTAATTGCAGAATTTCTTATGATGGTATTGATTGGTGGGCATCTATGGGAATAGAATTTGAAAAAATTTTAAACGATGAGGTAAATATAAATACTATAGGAATAGACTTAGGAGTGAAAGATTTAGCTGTAATTAGTACTGAGAAGGTTTATGAGAATATAAATAAAACCAAAGAGATAAAACAACTAGAGAAAAAGCTAAAGAGATTTCAAAGACAATTAAGTCGAAAATATGATGATTTAAAAGAAGGTACTTGCTACAAAAAAGGTGAAAAACTATTTAAAACTAAGAATATAATTAAATTAGAGAAAGAAATAAAGAAAATACATAGAAAACTAAATAGAAAAAGAGACGACTACAGGCATAACTTTACTGCAGATATAATAAAAATGAATCCTAAAAAAGTGGTAATAGAAGATCTTAATGTTAGTGGTATGATGAAGAATAAGCATTTATCTAGAGCTATTGCACAACAAGGATTTTATGAAATTAAAAGACAATTAGAATACAAAACTAAGCTTAATGGAATTGAGTTAGTAATAGCAGATAGATTTTATCCATCCTCAAAAACATGTAGTAATTGTGGTTCATATAAGGAGGACTTAAAGCTTAAGGATAGAAAATACATGTGTAACGCATGTGGCATTGTTATAGATAGAGATTTAAACGCAGCTATTAATCTTTCTAAATATAAAATAATATAAATATACCAGCTAATTCTATGAATTATTGAAATTTAAATGTTTATATTTTATACATAAATGCTGGGATAAAATTATAAGTTATTGCAAATACTAGAATCAAAAGAATAAATGTTTTATATAGTATTGAAAAGCATAGGATAGACAATAACATAAGATGTATTTAAATACTAGTCTAAAACCATGTTTCTTACACAAGTTCTTAGATAGACAATAACATAAGATGTATTTAAATTCTAAAGGATTTTTGTCTATGTTTGGATAATACTCGATAGACAATAACATAAGATGTATTTAAATAGTTTCTTTTTATTTCCTAATGAATTATCCCCAGATGATAGACAATAACATAAGATGTATTTAAATTTGATAGAATTTCAAGTGAAATGGAAGAAGAACCTAGATAGACAATAACATAAGATGTATTTAAATGAACTATTTGCATTTATTTTAATATTAGCAGCCATTGATAGACAATAAAATAAGATGTATTTAAATGCTAAAAAGTAACGCTTGAATACAAGATAATAATAGGTATGCTAGTTTAGATGTTAAAAAAGAAATTTTTTTGAATTGCAATATAAGTATTAATAAGTTAATAAATTATTAAATTAAATATATTAATAGCACCAACAAGCATTAATATATATGTAGGGAGGTTAAACCCCGAATTAAAGCCTCTGGAGAGTCACATAAACTGTAGTAGCTATAGCAAGGCAGGACTCGGTGAATGAGGAAATATATTATGTTATTATCTATGCAAATAAAGCCATCATATAGATGGTTTTTTTGTGCGTTAAATAAAGTTTTTGTACAAGCAACTTTTGTGCGTTTACACATATGATGTATTAGAAACAAATAAAATCAACTAAGAAAGGGTGATAACACACATGTCAAAACAAAGAAGTGAAGAGGTAAGGATACCAATATCATTTAAGAAGATTCCAGAGGAATTAAGCATTTATAACTACATTAAAGATAATTCTACAATGATAGGTCAAAGTGCATTTATTAAAAAATTAGTGATGGAAGAAATGAAACGAAAAGGAGAATGGAAGTTTTAAACAAAATTAAAGGACTCCAGGAATGCCGTCCATAGAGTCCAATGAGTTTGGCGAACTATAAAAATATAATTCATATATATAGTTCTCCATAAAGTGTCAAATACCTTTTTAAAATATAAATTTGGGGGAATTATTATGAAAATCTTAGTAAATGGTAGTACAATGACAGATATAATAAGTGAATTTGTTTTTACTAAGGACGAAGATATAGATATAAATTTATTAAATAAAGCTATAGGTCATATCAAAAGAAATAAAAAAATGTATATTAGGCTGGTCTATATTATAGTTTTATTTTTTAATCTAAATGGAATTACAATATTTGCGAGTGGCTACAATGATTTAACTATGGAGTTCTTTGGCTATATAAAAATGGCATGTAAAGCAATAATGCTTATAGGTTGGCCATTGGAAATAATTAAAGCTGTATCAGGTGGTACTATAGATCAATTAGGCAAAATTTCAATGAAATATATAGCACTAGGATTAATTATAAGATTTTTACCTATTATTGTTTCTAAAATATTACCATAGGGGGATGCAGGTATGTTTATTGATAATATAAAAGATACTCAAGAACTTATAAATAATGTAGTTGATAAGACTAAAGAACCGTCTGTATGGGATAGTGCAAAAACTGCATGTGATGGAATTAATACTATTATAAGTGGGGTATTTAATCTATTTGGATTTATTAAAAATTGTATAACAGATCCAGACTTTTTAATAAACTTTTTAAAAGATATAGCTCCAGATACCGTTTTAATAATATTATCTATTTTAATAATAATGAGGTTTTTAGGTTTTGAAAGTACTGGTAAATGGATTGCTATTATATTAGTTATCGCATTTGTAATAGGAATTTTATAGGAGGGATTATATATGAAGTCTATAAAAATAACAGACTATTTTCAACTAATAAGCACTAAACAGCAATTAAGCTACTATAAAATAATTCCACATCAAAATACTAGAAATTATAAATCAGTTGAAATATCTAAAGTAATAAATAAATGCTATAAGACAATATCTAAAAGAATATATAAGGAGGAAAAGATATGGTTTATAGAAGCCACTACAAAAATAGCTTACTATATCTATATATCTAAGGATGAAGGTATAGAATTTTATTTGATAGTTCCAAGTATATATAATTCTCTTGTATTAGATCAGTTATCTAGTTGTTGGGATAAGGTAGAAGTAAAAAGAGTTTTAGACGTACCAACTTTAAAAGATAATTGTAGTAAAATAAGCATGGAATTTACTAAAGAAGATGCATTATCTTTAAATATAGCAGATAAAAAATCTAATGAAATATTAGCTAAACAACTAAACGTAGTGGATATTATGAGTTCCGGTGATAAAGTAGGTATCTATTATAATTTCAACTATGTAAGCCCATATAAAAAACTAGGATTTCAAACGAATTATAATAAGGCTATGGATAAAATTAAAGAGGGTAAAAGTCTTGATAAAATAAGATTAAATAGAGATTCTATTCTAAAATCAGTATTAAGAATACTTATAAAAGGTGGGGAGGATGTATTATGTGGAATATCTGAATTATTAGGAGAGAAAAGAAAATCTGATGATATGGCTGCACTAAACAGAACATTAGGAGTATTACAAAAGAAAGACTTATCTAAAGATACAAAGAATAAAGGTCAACTAGATATAATATCAACTCAAATATTACTTATGAGTGAATCTAAAGATAAGAATATTGAAAAGACTAATATACAATCTTTAGCACAAGCATTCAATGAACTAGATGCAGATAATACATTAAGAGCTAAAAAACTATCAAATAAACTTAAAGTAGATTTAAATAAATGTAGTTTACCAAAACAAATATCATCTAATTTTATGTCTACTGAAGAAGTAGGTAGCATAGTAGTGCAACCAGGTAAGGAATTGATAACTAAACATAAAATAGAGTCTAACTCTATAAATGAGGAATCTGTGCCTAATATATGTAAAAAAGGATATATATCAATTGGCATAGCTACTAAAAAAGGGAAATCTCATAAGGCATATCTTAACCCAGATAAAAATCTAGACACAGGTTTATGTATAACAGGAAAACAGGGTAGTGGTAAAACAGAAGGATTAAAAAACTATGCAAATGACTGTATTAAACATGGGGATAGTCTCATTATTCTAGATTATATAGGAAATAATGATTTAGCTAATACCATACAACAAATTGTACCAAAAGAGAAACTTGTATTAAAAGATTTAGCTAAAATGGAATGTATGGAAAGTATAGCTTACAACGAAAAATATTATACAGAAGATATGGATTTAATGGATAAATTAGATGTAATATCTGAAAAAAGTCAGCTAGTAACTCAATTAATTAATAGTTTTAATTTTGGGCAAGACTTAACAAGTGCAATGAGAAGGTTCTTTGTTAGTGCTGCTAATGTAACATATGCAGTGAATCAACATGCAAGTTTTAGAGAAATAATAGACTGTTTAGAGTTCTATGACGCTAGAATGAATTTAATAGCTAACATACCTGATGAGTTTAAGCCATTTACTGATAAGCATGTTAGAAACTTACTTAAATTAAATGATAAACACACGAAAGGAGATTTAAAGGGAGAAGATAACGGTGAAACTTGTGAAAGTAAAATAGACCGTATACTTGATAGAGTAAGTGTTATGGCTGAATCTCCAAGACTTGAATATATGCTACAAAAAAATGTAGAGGATAATATCAATTTTGAAGAATGCTTCAATGAAGGCAAAGTAATCGTAATTAAAATGAGACAGGATAAATTTGGATCTCAACACATGAAGAATATGTTAACTCTATACTTTGTTACTAGAATCTGGGAATCATGTGTAAACAGATATGCTAAATCTAGTGGTGAAGAACTAAAAAGAGTACACTTCATGATAGATGAACCGCACCAAGTTCCAATTGTAACTAATTATCTAAAACCACTTCTAACTCAAATGCGTAAATATAGATTAAAACCTATACTTGCAACTCAATCATTAGTACAACTAGAACACATACTAGATGACCTAAAAGGTGCAGGATTTAGTTATATGTTGCTAGCGGGAAGTGATAAAGTTAACTTTAAATTGTTATCAGAGGAATTAAATCCTTATGAACTGGATGACTTATTAAATCTTGAAAGATTCCATAGCCTAAATTTAGTTCCAGATGAAAAAGGAGTATTAAGACCTTTTATTACTAAACTACCGCCTAAGTTAAATATAAATTACAATAGCCCACATAGTATAAAAACTAAAGAAAATCAAATTGAATGTAAATCAAAAATTATAGATTTCCCTTCTAAGATTTGTTAAATTGAAATTCATTTGTACATTTTTATTAAAAGAAGAACATTTATCTTGTACAGTTTCATATACTTCTGTAAAGGAAGTTTACTGACGTACAGAAGTATATGAACTTACATAAATAAAAGGGTAATTAGCTTGTACTATTTTTAAAATGTCCCCCCAAGAACATTTAGGGGACGGTAAAACACAGTATGCTAAAATTGGGTACTATTTACATACGATATAAGCCAAATAGTATTTATTGATTAAACACTAATTTAACTCTAAATCAAAATTGGGTACTATTTAAGCACTATAGCAACCAAATAGTATTTATTTTTTTAATAACCTAAGCTAAGTTTGATTTTAAATATTATTTAAGTACGATACAAGCCAAATAATACCCATTTTTAAATATCCTAACCCGTTGCAATTTGCAATCCCTAAGTCGTTTGAAACGTCCTCGGATTTATGGATGAAATTACTATTTTATGTGAGTTCCTAAAATGGGAATGTACATCAACTATTGAAAACACTAAAAGGGGACATGATGTCACTTTTGAAGTTGACGGTTTTTAGTATTCCCAACTGTTTATATATCTATATCCTCATCCTCATCATCTTTATCTTCTAAAATCATAGTTACCTTATCAGAAACTAGTTTTACACTTTTCCTAATTTTAATTTGAGCATCGTCTATGTGTAATTTTATTTCATGAACCCCTTCTTCTAATTCATTTTTCATATCGTTTTTTATAATTCTGTTTTCTAAATTGTTAACCCTTATATTTAAATAATCTAAACTAGTCAACACATCCTTCATCGTATCCATTATTTTATCTAATTTTTGATCCATTGCATATTCCTCCTTGAGTTTTTTAAGAGTATAGCACGAATAAAATCAAAAAGTAAATATATGAACATTTCATATAAATGTTGAAATTCCAATATTTATGAGGACTTAAATTATAAAAACTTAGTATTTGCAATTATTTAAACAATTTGAATATATCGAAAATAGAGAAAGAAGTTTTTTTATAAATTTTATTATAAGCTGCTTTTTTAGGATTAGTTATCAAACCTATTCCTTTTGCTCCATAGCTAGGTATAACTGCTTTTTTAACAGTTCTTTTAGCTCTACTTGTAGTTCTCGCAGATATACTTTTCTTTAAACTCGGTTTTCTTACCCCATATTTCATACTAATGACCCCTTTATTTTAATTTATTTTTATTATTTTCAAGTAAAATTCTTTCTAATTCCTCTTCATCGTACTTCATAAAATCACAACTACCTTCAAAATTATGGACTTTTGAATTGAATTTATTTTGGTTAATAGCGTTTTTACTTTGTTTTGTAGCATGTGTAGTATTTGTATGAGAAGATTTAATATTCCTTTTACCAACACTACAATTATTTTTTCTATGTTGTTCCATGTCATTTTTATAATCATTAAATTTAGTAATTCCTTTAGAAATTAAAGTCTCCAATATGGATCTAATATATCTAAAATTACTATCTGGTTTTTTCTCTAATGTATTTATAAATATATCTTCAAATATTTTTAAATCAAGTTTATTAGCATACTCTTTTAACAGTTTTACCATATGTGGTGTGACTCTTTTTTCTAGTTTAAAGGATTTATATAAATCTATTACCTTTTTTTCAGTTGGAGAGATAGCGCCAACAACAACAACTATGTTACTTTTAGAGCTGTTACTTTTACTGTCAGGAATTTCAGTCTCCTGTTTTTTGTGACATTGCACGTCTATGTCAGGAATTTTAGGACATTGTGAAGGTAAGTTGTTTACTTGCTTTGACGGTCTTTTCTTCTTATTTTCTATCGCTATTTTAACGTAAGCTTTTCGGTTCGGTTCGATATCACGCTTATCCATTGTTATTGTATAAACATTTTTATACATTTTTCCATTTTTTCTAGTTTGGGTAACTTTAATATATCCACTAGATAAGATTTCTTTTAGATATTTTCCAAAGGTCTCTTTACTCATTCCTAATTCATCCATCATTAAAGCTTGAGTAGGGTATGCTATACCATCATTACCAGCCATTGAGCATAAGTAAGAATAAATAGCTTTGGCTTGAATAGATATATTTTTATTTCTCATTACTTCTTGTGATATTAATCCATATCCATTTTTAAATATACTATTTGGATCTAATTCAACTTTAGTCTTAGTTATTTCATCGAAATTTAGTTTAGTCAT